CCAGTCCTCTGGCTTTGGTGGTGTGTTTGAAAAAATATTTCCACCTGAAATACAAAACACTATACGAAATATAATTGCCGGTTTTTATTCTCTCGGTAACAGTTTAAAAATAGTTGTGCAAGCTATCTTTAATATTATCAATGCTGTAGGTCCTACGTTTCTTACTTGGCTAAATATAGTAGTTACTATCGTATCTAGTATAGTAAGAGTACTGGCTTCTTTTGCCTATATGCTGACAAGCAATGCTACGGCATTATCTATGCTAACTAAATTTTTAATAATTGCCTCTGCTGCTTGGATACTATTTAAAGTAAGAGCTTTAGCCGCATTAGCCTCTGGTGCTATTATAAAAGGTTTAAGTGCAATTAGTAAGGGCATTGCAGGTATTTCTAATGCATTAGTTAGTTTAGCACAGCATCCAGCCTTACTTATATTTATAACTTTAACAGGCTTAGTATTGATACTAACAGGTACGCTTGATAAAGCAAGATCTTCGTTAAATAATTTTTTAAGCTCTATGAATGGCAATCTTTCAGGAACTATCTTACAACCAAAAACCGTTGATAAAGCTACAGGTTCTTTAGAAGACTTTAACAAGATGCTAGATGGTACTGGCAAGGGTATGGACGATTTAACTAAGAAATCTAAGAAGGCTAAAAAGGCAGCAGATTCTCTAAGCTTCGATGAAATCTTCAAAGTAAATATTGACGAAGGCACTGATGACGGTATATTGTCACAATGGGAAGAATTACTAAACAACATATCAGCAGGTAACGCTGATTTTTCTGACGTATTTGACGATATAGAATTTGATGATTTTGGTAAAGCTTTTATTGATAAACTTGTTGAAGAATTTAAAACTAACTTAAAAGAATTTGGTAAGAAATTAAAAGCCGGTTTTGACACTGTAGAATTTAATAATATGTTAGTAGCGTCGCTTGCTGCTATACTAGCTTTAGCGGCTCTTGGTTTCAACCCTGTTGGTATATTTGCTGCTTTTGGCTTAATATTAGTTGGTGTATTTTGGGATGACATACTTAATGCTTTTGGTTTAGACTGGAAGGTTGATCTTAAGACCGCTTTAATGGGCGCTCTAGTAGCTGCACTGGCTCTGGCTGCCTTGGGATTTACTCCGGCCGGTATATTTGCCGCATTTGCAGCTTTAATAATTGGTGCTTTCTGGGATGACATAAGGGACGCATTTGGCCTTGATTGGAACTTTGATTTAGGTGCGGTGGCGATGGCTGCTATTATTGCGGCAGTTGCCATAGCAACGTTAGGCTTTACTCCGGCAGGTGTATTTGTAGCTTTAGCCGCGTTAGTAGTGTCAGGCTTTTGGGATGACATTGCTGAAACATTTGGCGTTAAAGATCCTACTATAAGTCTAGGCGAAGTAGTGTTAGCTGCTATTGGTGCTGCAATTGCAAAAACTAGTTTTGTAGGTAAGAAAGGTATATGGGTTACAATAGCCGTAGTACTGGTTGCCAGCTTTTGGGATGAAATAGCAGCACAATTCGGTTTAACTTACGATGTTGGCTTAGATACAATTGTAAATACAGCTATTATAGGCGCTAGCGCTATAGCCGTTTCAGGATTGAAAAAGGGTCTGTTTGTTACATTAGCGGCTGCAATAGTACTAGGATTCAAAGATGATTTAGCAGAGGCTTTTGGTGAAGATGAAGTTAATGAGTTTATAGCAACTACCATAGCTACTAGTGTTGCTACCGGTGCAAATGCAATAACAAAAGGCGGTAAGTTCTCAGGTATATTTTTAAGCGTAGCAGTAGCACTAGTTAACGAATTGATTAAAGAGCTTGGTAAAGAGTTTGGTAAAAGTGCAGAAAAAATAGGCGCATCAGTTAGTTCTGCAACAGCTGCGGCTATAGTAGCCGGTTTGACTGCCGCATTAGTAGGAGTACCTGTTGCATTAGCTGTACCCATTGCAGCAGTTGTAACAGGCCTATTCGAGATGTTTAAAGATGAAATAGAAGACTTTCTTTATTCTGAGGGCTTTCAAGCTTCTTTTGCATTACTAGTTGCGGGCGGTATTGGTTTTGCCATAGCTGGTGTACCAGGCGCGTTGTTGGGCGTGCTAGGCGGTGCAGCGTATGATATCGTTGTTATGTTTGGCGATGAAATTATGGCAGAAATAAAAGAGCAGTTTGCTGGCTTTGCCGAGAGATTTAAAAGTAATGTAGACTTTATTGGAGAGTTCTTTAAAGTCGGTGCTTACATGGTTGAAGGTATATTTAAGGGTATTAGTAGTATACTTGCTACACCTGCTTCTATATTAGACAAATATGTATTTGATCCAATTATTAATGGTATTAAAGATTTGTTTGGTATTCACTCTCCCGCAACAACAATGGAGCCTATAGGTGCCTTTATTATTGAAGGTATCTGGGTAGGTATTTCTGGTGCTATGAAAGACTTCTTAAGTAACATAGGTGAAAAAGTTGCTGATGTTGCTGGTGCATTTAAAGAATGGTTTGACGGTGTTAAGACCAAAGTAGATACTTGGTCATCTGATACATGGACTACTGTTTCTACTTGGACTAAAGATACTGCTACCAATTTTATTACATGGTGCACAGATAGAAAAAATGACTTTGAAACATGGCGATCCTCTGTGACAGAAAAAATAGGTACGTGGGCAACAGAGACAGGAACTACAATCGGTACATGGGCAACAGAAAAAGCCTCTGATATTGCCGGTTGGGCGGATCAAACCAGCAGTAAGATTGGTACCTGGATAGCAGACAAAAAGCGTGACTTTACTACATGGGCAACTGATACCGGAACAAGCATCTCTAACTGGGTTATAGGTAGAAAGAGTGATATAAAAGACTGGGCAGAAAAGACTGGTACAGATATCTCAGATTGGTCAACAGCTACAGGTGCTAACATAAAAAGCTGGGTAGAAGAAAACGCTGAAAGATTTACTACATGGTTTACAGATAAGAAAAACGAGTTTGTAGATTTTGCAACAAAAGTTAAAGCGGATGTTAAAGATTGGACAGACGTTACAGGTGTTAATATTAGCGATTGGACAACGGATGCTTCTTCTAACATAGGCACTTTTATAACTGATTCGCTTAAAGCTATAAGTGGATGGGCTAAAGATATAGCTAGAGAGGTAAAGTCTGCTTTAGCTAGTGCCTGGAATAAAATTGATGATTTGAAAAACGGCGCCGCTGAGGCAGTTAGTGGTGTTTGGAACAGTGTTACGGATAGTATAAACGACGCTATAGGTAACATTACTGGCAAGGGAGATACACCTGTGGTATCTAATCCTAAGCCAAAGGTAGGGCATGCTACTGGAGGTATTTTTAATAGAGAGCATGTAGCTAATATATCTGAGAAAAATAAAGAAGAAGCAATTATACCGTTAGAGAATGATACAGCTATGCAACCTTTTTCAGACGCCGTATCCAATAGCATAGTACAGAGTTTAGCACCATTAATAGCATCGCTTAGTGGCAATAATACAAATAATAGTTTGCAACCGCTATATGTTGGTACATTAATAGCAGATGAAAGAGGCTTAAGAGAGTTAAATAAAAAGATGCGTATAATTGATATGACAGAAGCAGATAGGAGGTCATAATGGCAGACAATATTATTAATGGCATTACTGTTAAAAATCCGTCTGGTTTTAAAATTGAGCGCTATAAAGTTACAACACTGCAGCGTTTAGCAAATGCAGATATGACAGGTGATTTATTAGCAAAAAAGATTAAACTGTATTACACGTATGATAGTATATCTGGCTATGATTTAGATATAATACTAAGCGCAATATGGGAAGCACCAGGCATATTTTTTCCTGTTAAATACCTGGTTAATGGCTCAGTTAATACTATTACTGCATATGTAGGCTCTATACCGTCTGACTTGTATAGAGCCGGTAGAACTACAAACTGGGTTTGGAAAAATGTAACCTTTAATTTAATTCAGAAATAGGAGGCAAAGATGGAAAGTACAGACCTTTCCGCTAAGGCGGTATTTAAGTTAACTAAATTAAATGAGAATGGTGAAGTTGTAAGCTACGAAGAACACGAAGTAGACTTAACAAGCGAGGAGGTAAAACAATTATGGCAGTCACAACAGCAGGTTTAAACTTTATAGCAGGTGCTATTACAGGAGCAGGTACTTTTTTCAATAATGCTAATGCAAACATCGGTGTAGGTAATGGTACAACTGCAGTAGCCATTGGACAGACAGATTTACTTGGCACCAGTAAATTCAGACAAGGCATGGATGCAACATACCCATTAGTAGCGGGTGCAGTAATGACATTCAAGTCTACCTTTGCTCCCGCAAGTGCTAATTTTGCTTGGACTGAATGGGGCATATTTAATGCAAGCACAGGTGGTGTAATGTTATGTAGAGTATTAGAAACAAATGGTACAAAATTATCAAATCAAACCTGGATATTAGAATTAGATATAACCGTCGCTACAGCGTAATTTTAAGGGGGTATATATAATGTCAATAGTCTCGAATAGCATTAATTATGCCACGCCAAACTATAGCGGTATCATAGAGGAAAACTTCGCAGATTCTGCGAAGTATTTCTCTTTACATGATAATATTTTGGATGGCTCTTATACATTGTTAGGTGCCACTACACCTTTGTGGAGTTCTATACTATCTGATAATACGGGTATTTTAACGCCGACGGTTGAAATAACTATTGAAGATACAATGACGATACATTGTTTAAGTATTATAGGCGATGTAACTGCTGCTGTGTATCCCGTTACTTTTGACTATTTTATTTATAAAGCAGGCACACAACTTTTTGGCGGTACGATATACGATAATGCTACGACAAATTTTCTATACAAATTACCTACTGTGTACGAGGCAGACAAAATTGTCATAAGGGTGCTTAAGATTAATAAACCTTACTATACGTTACGGCTGACTAGCTTATTCAACCCACACATTGTATATAGGAAAGGCTCTGTGGTAACAAAATTGTTAAACGCTACAAAGCTATCTTTGCTTATACCAAAGCACTCTTCTAGTGCAATATCTGTAGGTCTTAACGCTAATATATCTAGCGTAATAGCAACTTTAGACGTAAGTAATAGTGTATCTATTAAACTTGCTAATCCTACTAAAAATGATCTAACTGTTGTATCTAAAAGAGTCGACAATATGACCTTACAAGCAAATACACAAAACGCGTTAACTAATACCTTTAAGAGAGTAAGTAGTACAGGTATTAAAGTAAACAATGCTGTGTCTAAATTTTCTAACATTTTTGATAGAGCAGATTCTACTAGTATAAAACTTAACAGCAGCATTACGCGTCCTACCATGTATTCTAAAAGACAGAACAGTATAACTAATAAACTTAACTCCTCTATAAGCAGACTAAAAGTTAGCGCAAAGAAAGTAGATTATATAACTATACAGCCTACTACAGTTAATAAACTATATAATGATTTTTACAGATCGGCAGATATGACTATAAGTATAAATAATAGTGTATCAAAGGTTACAAATAAGCATAAAGCAACCGATAATGCTACTTTAAGACTTAATGCGGCTAGAGCAAAAATCACTAATAGATTTAAGCGAAATAATTCAATAATAGTTAGGCTAGACGGCAGTAGTTTACCTACTAATATTCATACTGTTATGAAAGAAGCTACTCGTACTATCTATGGCAAGGTGTTAGTTACATACATGAGCCCGCTAGTTGATGAAAAACTTGCTATTACCTCTAATGGAATTGCTTATAATAGTAATGTAAACCAATTATACAATGCCTCCTTAGATTCTTCATTTATTGTAACTAGACTAAATAACTTTAAGTTAGACTCAAGTAGTTACTTAATGGGTGATAATACTGAAGTAGGTTGGTGGTCATCTTTTCTTTCTAAAACCGATGGCACATTTACTACAGATCCTACTTTGCACATGGCTTTTATACCTAGATTAGTTATGTCGTTAAGCATAGTCAGTAGCGCCGTGCATGATATAATACTTGTTGATTATACTGTGCAGGTAACATCTAATGGTGTAGTACTTACATATGAAGTGACGGCTAATACTAATTTTGACAATCTTATAGCTTCTGTTATACCGGAAGTGTCCGCTATAGATGTTATAGTGCATAAAATAAATAAAGCAAATACACCAGCTAACATAGTAGAAATAACAACTGCGTCTACTGTAACCTATGAGCACGAGAACTTAATTAGCATTGACTTATTAGAAGAATTATCTTACAATGATGAAGTAGAGTCATTAGGCGGTATTTCTGCTAATGATGTACATATCAATATAGACAATACAGATAAGCAATTTTACTTTAATAATAGCGAATCTTTAATAGCTAAGCAGCTAAAGAAAAACAGAAGAATAATACCATACCTTGGTGCTGAAGTAGTGCCTGGCCAAATAGAGTGGCATAAGCTTGGTACGTATTGGTCATATTCATGGGATGTACCTGTAGGTAACCTCTATGCACGCGTTGTAGCTTTTGATACGCTTGGCTTACTTAAAACGTTTGATTTTTACAAGCATCAAGTATATATTAATTATTCACTTGGTACACTTATCGAATTTGTTCTTATGGATGCAAAATTAACATATACATTATTAGAGTGGATTATTGATAGTAGTCTGTATTCAGTCATTATACCGTATGCATGGTTTGAACGAAATAATCATATGGCAGCACTTGAAAAAATAGCACAATGTTACAGATTAAATATTTATTGTGACAGAGATGGAAAAATAGTTGCTGTACCGCGGTATGCTATAGGTAGTTCATATGATGAATGGTCAGATAGTACAAACATAATAAATAAAAGCTATCCTACATTATATACAGACGTATCAAACACCATAAACGTATATGTAACAAGCATACAAGTTACTAACGGTCCAGTACTTAACTTTACATCTATTATTCCTATAGATGGTGAATATGAACTTACTCTTGCCAGCTCATATCCAATTATATCAAATGTAAGCGTGACTATAGGTAAGGATGCCGGTGTTTCGTACTCGTATGAAAAGTATTCCTGGGGTGTTGTATTTAAATTTACAGGTTTAGGAAACGTAAATAGCATTATGGTATCTGCAGATTATGTATTAGCAAAGAAAGACTCAATAGCTACTAGCTCTAATAAAGAGTTAGTGCAAATGGACGGTGTAAAGGTACTTACTATAGATAGTCCTTTTATACAGACTTTCGATCATGCTCTTAGCCTAGCAGATAGCATACTGCAAGACGCAGCAGTTGATATATATGATGCTGATGTAGAGTATAGAGGTGATATTTCTCTAACTGTTAATGATCCTATTATACTTAATAACGGCATTGCACCTACTAAGAATTATTTTATAAAAAGACACGAATTACTATGGGACGGGTCGCTGAATGGTAGAGCAAAAATAAACACTTGATAATGGAGGCATTTATGGCGTGGATAACCCCTAAAACAGACTGGACAGCGGCTAATGGTTTAGCCGCTGCAGATATGAATAGAATAGAAGGAAATACTAATCATCTAAAAGGTTTAGTAGATAAAGTAACATATGACTTTTCTGACATAACTACACCAGCAGTATCTACTGACATTAGACTATATGTCACAGCGTCTAGACCATTATATAGAGTCTATGTAGGTAGTACAGAAAATTTTTCTAACTTAACTAATGTGCCTATAACAGGCAATATAATCATAACTGTGACAGGTGGTATATACTCAGCTAATAATCTTTACTACGCTACCTTGATATGCCGAGAAATGCTAGGTGGAAAAATATTTACTTGTACCGTATATAACAATACCTCAGTAACAGCCTGGGTTAACGATGCAGACACTGTAGATGGCTTACACAGTACAGATATTGTAAGGGTACTAAACTTAGGCGCTTTGACAACTGCTCAAGTTAATACTGTTACATGGCCGTATAACTATGAGATTGATATACCTGACGGGTCTAGTATAGGTTTACCGGGCACATACTACCATATAAAACATCAAAGGCACACAGCGTATAGCTCAGGATATGCGGCGCAAACAGCGAAGTCTTTTTATGAAACTTCTGAATATATTAGAACAGGCAATGGTACTACATGGACAGCTTGGACTAAGGTTACTGGTTATAGTGATACATTAACAACTGCTCTAAACCTTAAAGGTATAGATGCTACTGTAAGAATTGTAGCACGAAGCAACATGGATATAATTAATAATCCTAACTGGGGTTATCCTTATGTTACAACTGTAAATCCAGGCACCAGTGTAGGTTTACCAGGCGCTAATTGGTATCATATCATGTACTTTAGACATTATGATAATAATGGGTATGGCGCACAAATGGCAATAGGCCTAGATGCTGGCAATGTTATGTATATACGAACTTCTGTGGCCGGGTCGTGGCTAGGCTGGCGCCGTGTAACACCTCAATACAGCACCGCGTTACCTGGCGCGTTAGCTGAGGGGGAGGTATATTATGTTTATGAATAGGGGGTATTCAAATGGCATGGGTTACACCTAAAATGAATTGGGCAGCGGCAGATGCCGTAGCTGCTACAGATATGAACAGAATAGAAGGTAATGTAGATTATTTAAACACTGCTAAAGCTGCCGCTGTACATGTACACTCTGCCGCAGATGTTACAACAGGTACACTACCTATTGCTAGAGGCGGTACGGGAACAACCACTGCCGCAGCTGTAAGAAATGCATTAGGCTTAGGCAATACCACTGCAGCCTTACCTGTAGCTAACGGTGGTACCGGTGCCACTAATGCTGCTGCAGCCCTGGCTGCAATAGGCGGCGCAACAGCATTTCATAGTCACGCACCAACTGATATAAATGCAGGTACCTTACCTGTAGGTGTTGTGGCGACTAATGATGTTGACTATACTACACCTAGGCCTAGAAACATTCAAGCAGGTACTAGTGATCTTACGGCCGGCGTAACTGGCTTAGCAAATGGTAGTATATATCTTGTATATGAATAGGAGGTATTATGGGAATATACGTAGGTGTAGGAGGCGTTGCTCATAAAGTTAAAAAAGCCTACATAGGTGTAAGCGGCGCCGCAAGAAAGATAAAAAAGGGTTATGTAGGTGTAGGAGGCGCTGCCAGACTTATGTTCAGTGGCGCACCTGAAAAAGTCGCTAGTGTCACACCGTTATCATTAGAGAAAATAGGTTTAAAAGTAGCTTATACTGGTAATTATGTTGTAATGGCTAATGGTAATAATGTATCAGGTTACCATCATAGGCCTGTAGAAGTTTATGATACATCGCTAACAAAGATCGCTGCTACAGATCTAGGTAGCGATAGAGAAGGTATGGCACCTGCAAATATAGGAGGTTACGCATGTTTTGTAGGTGGTATATGGCGCGACACTAACACTAACTTTGGTTCTATGATTAGATATGATGCATCATTAGTCAGATCTAGTGCCTCAGTAGGTTTAGCTTTGTCTAGTGCTAATTTAGCAGTTGCTAGAAATACTAACTATACTTTCTTTCTTGGTGGTACGCAGTACAATGATACATATAGGCGTACTGTAACGGCTATGTCTGATGCCTTTGCTGCCACCAGTTTATCTAATCTATTTAATGATATGACTGCTGGAACAGTTTCTGCACTAAGCACCGCTGCATATGCAGTGTTTGCAACAGCAGCTATAGCATATGATAACGCACGTGTGCAAGTAGCTTTTTCTGGCATTACTACTAGTGGTAGCTCTGCAACAGGGGCATTGCTAAAGAACTATATTTTATTTGCAGGTGGGTCGCCTACCGGTGGAGGCGTTACTAACGAAATAGCTGTCTATGATCTTAATTTAACAAGAGTAGGTACCGCCACTCTTGCTAACGCGGCACAAAGGACTATGGCTGTATCACGAGACGATTATTGTATTATAGCAGGTGGTTATGTGACTACTTTTGCTACCGCTTTTAGTACTGTAGCAGGCATTGATACTTTCTTAGTTAGAGATGATTTACAAAACTTATCTACAGGAAGATTCTCTGCTGCTTGCTTTAATATTGGAGATTATGCAGGTTTTGCTGGTGGCTATGCAACAATAGCTGGCGGAGGTTATGGGGTAGTAAATGTTGTAGAAGCATATAGATTTTAAGGAGGATTTTAAAAATGAGGAAATACGTAGAGATTTATGACAACACAAAGACTTATATTTTTCCAAGCTTGGCCATGGCTACACCCGATGTTGTGGGTATGAATTATGCTGTAGTTAATTCAGGTCATGATGTAGTAATAGAAACTGACGAAAGTCATACTATGCTATATGCTATAGACTTATTAAGTGCTATGAAAAGTAGGCTAGGTGTTGCTGCTGACTTATCTGTAGAAGATTCTTTAGTAGCTTTAGAAAGTATATTAAACGCGCCTATACCAGCGCCAGAACCGACGGCTGATGAAAGAATAGCCGCTGCATTAGAATTTCAAAATCTATTAAATATGTAAGGAGGTAGCATGTAATGACGTTTGAAACAATTAAAAGAAACTATGACAGAAAGTTATGGAATAAGCAAATGGTAAAAATAGCCGCAACTAAGAGTGTAATTACACCTGAGCAGTATCTTGAAATAACTGGAGACATTTATGAGGCATAGGAGGTAGAAAAATGATTTTAGCTTTATTCTCAAATATGACAGGTACTACTTTTTATTTTCCAACAGGCGCAGCAGTATCCAGACAAGATCTTATATTAACTTATCCGATTATAAATGTGCTGCCATGCGTTATAACTACTGATCCAACTCATACCTTATTTGCTGGCTTTGATTTGCTTAGTAATATGAAAACCAGGTATAATATTGAAACATCTTTATCTGATGAAGATGCCTTAGCAGCTATTATTATTGCTATAGAAAATGAGGAACACCCGCCTATTCAAGATCCAGATCTACCTTTTCTAGTAGATGCCTTACGACATAGGATAGATACACAAAACGGTGCTACAATTAAGATTTTAGATATTCTTTTAACTGGCGCGATAGCCGATAACAAAGTTGATATATTATTTAGTTCAATACGACTTCATAAAGATAGTAGAGGCTTAACAGCAGCACAGCAAAAATATAGATCGTATTTTATAAATACATCTATCTATGCTGACTATAAAATAGATGTTGATGATAGGCTTTCTAATACTACTGATAGTTCTGGAGAAACATATGAAAATTGTATAGTCGTAGAATAACATAAGGTGGAGGGGCGTATGGGTAATGTAGCTGTTGAAGCATGCGATGCCAAGCATGTTAGAATCGAGGAAGATTTGAAGAGACATGATGATTCAATTAAAGACCACGGAGGTAGGATTCATAAACTTGAACTACACGACGCGCGAACCGATGAACAAATGAGTAACTTATGTCTCAGCATAAATTCATTAGTAGCCACCCAAAAGGACACTAATAAGTTATTTATAGGTGCGCTAATAACATTAGCTATTGGTCTTGCTACATATATTATTACACACTAAGAAAAGAGGTAGGCATGTCAAATAAAAAATTTGTGCCTATAAAAACAGAATTTCTGAAGTGGGTTATTTGGTACGTTATTGGTATGACTACATTAGTGCTACTTAATGCTTTAGCACTAATGTGGTATACTAAGGATCTAAGCTCGTTAGGAGAAATTTCATTAGGTGTTGTAGCTTGGATGACATCCCTACTTGGCTTCTATGTATGGAAAGCTAAGTGTGACCATCAGATGGGATATAGGCACGGTTACTATGTTGATGGCATGTCTGTAGAAGACGTTGCCACTTTTTCAAATATAAAGGAGGAAAATAATGACTAAGATTGATTGGAAACGTAAGTTAACCAGTAGAAAGTTTTGGGTGTCAATTACTGGCTTTGTAACTGCTATTCTCATAGCACTTGGTGCTGATGATAATACTCAGGTACAGATCACCGCTATTATTGCCGCTGCGGCGCAGGTAATAGGCTATACATTAGCTGAAGGTTTAACAGACGCAGCTAAGGTAGAAACACTAACTAACAATACAGAGGAGGATTAATAATGGCAAAAAGTATTCTTGAAATAGCTTTATCGCAGCGCGGCGTCGCTGAGCCCGTAGGTGACGATAAATATATTAAATGGTATGGGGGCTTCCCCTTAAATGTATCTTGGTGTGCTATCTTTGTAAGCTGGGTAGCAAGTCAGGCAAATATACCTACAACTGTAGTTCCTAAGTTCGCAAGCTGCGATGCTGGTATGGAATGGTTTCAGAAGAAAGACTTGTTTGAAAAGGCGCCGGCATGGGGTGGCGCGTATGTACCGAGACCTGAGGATGTAATATTCTTCTCTAGTAACCTAGATCCTAAAGACTCTACTCATGTTGGGTATGTAGTTAAAGTTGATAAGACTAAAGTGTTTACTATAGAAGGTAATACTTCTGACATGGTCGCTGAGCGTTCATATCTTCTTACTGATAAGAAGATTCTTGGTTACGGTACACCTATGTATCCCAGCACCGTTGTTGACGCAGAAAATGCCAAATATAATGTTTGGCTAACAAAAGTAAGAAAAGCGCTCGGCGCCACATCAACGGCAAGCCTTCTAAAGGTAACCCCTACTCTTAAGAGAGGCTACAGCGGAGGAATGGTAGGTCTGTTACAAGAAAGACTTATAATGCTTGGCTACTCCTGTGGTGAGTCAGGTGCTGATAACAAATTTGGTCCGGCAACAGAAAAAGCTGTTATGAAGTATCAGAAAGATGTTGTAGGTCTTAAAAAGCAGGATGGTATTCTGGATAAAGGACAAATTACCTGGAAAACATTGCTTGAAAAGTAGAAAATAAGAAACTCCCTGAAATTCAGGGAGTTTTATTTTACAAATAATAAGTCCGTAGATACCTTAGTATATTAATACATAGTCTAAGCATAACGGACTTATTATTTTTGGTATAAACCCGTAGTAAGAAAAAATATACTTTTTTCCTATTATAATATATAATAAAAGAGTGAAGAAAATGAGTTTCTTCTTATTATAATATAAAGGGGATAATGATATGATTAAAACATTATTTTTCAGTATTTTAGCTTCATCATACCTAGCAACATCTTATAGCGGCGTATCTGTTAAGCAATACACAGCGCCCTGCGACACGCCGATCGCGGGTATAACTACTGTACTAAGACCTGTAGATAACTACACACCTGATGAAATAAGCATTCTTACTAGGATCGTCGAGGCGGAGTATACAGGCAAGGACTTTAAATCTAAGCTAAATGGTACAAGTACAATTTTAAACCGCGTTGATAGCAAAGAGTTTCCTGACACTATAAAGGATGTTGTATTCCAGCGTCATCAGTTCTCACCTATATCCGACGGTAGATACTGGAGTGTCGATGTAACTACAGAAACTAAGGAAGCCGTTATGCGGGTTATAATGACGGGTAGAACTACAGACGCTTTATTCTTTTGCAACTTACGAGACGTGAAGTCACTTAAAACTACACGCTGGTTTAAGTCGCTGGAACACTTATCAACTAGAGATACATCAGGACATACATATTATAAATAATATATATTATCTTAATTATCTTAATATCTTAATTATTTTAATTATCTTAATATATTTTATATGTTTTAAATTTTTCTTTTGCTTTACTGATAAATATTTTATAAGTCTATAGATTTTATTTTTGTCGTAAAACACTGAGATAGTTGAGATAGTTGAGATATTAAGAAAATTAAGATAAAACTCGTAAAAAGTAAGTATTCCCTTTTTATGGAAAAGGGTATATAATTATATATGTAAGGTACATAAAAAGTACCAAAATAAATTATTATTGAAAGGAAGGTAATACTAGCTATGGCATTCGCAAAAAAATTCAAAGTCGAAGTAACAGTACCTGAAGGCTACAAAGCAGGTGACACATTCCAGGTTGAAGTAGAAGCACCTGAAGTTGAGAAACAGACGAGAGGTACACTTAGTGGTCTTGCATTAAGTGATATGACCGATGAGCAGATCAAACAGGAATTAACTAACGCTAACTCCGTTCTTTACAAAGCAAAGAAACGCGGCGTTGATGCTGACAAGATCGCTATTTATGAAGCTCGTGTTGCTGCTGTTAAAGCAGAAAAAGATTTAAGAAAGCCGGTAACCGCTCAGGCCGTTGGCACAGCAACCCCGATCACACAGGAAGCAACTCCTGTTGTATCAGAAGATGTTGCACCTGATGTAACGCTTTCAGGTAAAAAGGGCAAGAAAGAATCTACAGAGGTTCCTGTAGATACTGAAATAGCTGCAGAGCTGTAATAAACATTATATATCGCTAAAAAGAGGCATATTCCAATAAATCATATGTGATTATCTTTTATTGATGTTTTTTCAAACATTACATCATATGCCTCTTTTATTAGTTAAGAAGAGTCTACCTGAATATAGCGTCTGTAGATTCTTCCTAGCTAATAACTAGATCCACCCAAGAATGTCTCCAACCATTGCAATATTCGCAGTGGCTTAATGAATAGCTTAACGGTTAAAGCGTACAGTTCAACTCTGTAAGATTATTGGTTCGAATCCAATTTCATTAAATTGTTCTTACGGAAGCATGCAGGTCTTACTCCGATTATTCCAGCATGGCAAAGAATAGCCTACGAAACCGTTAAAGGAAAGCTCTCAGATACGCACGAGCAAAGTGTCTTAGTAATGGTAGTGATAAGCAAGCAGCGTATACACATTCTACCTATGTACCTTAGATGTTGGAAGAGCTATGGTATATACAAAATGCTATTCTAGGTTCATCCCTAGTTTAGCATTTGGTGATAATACTAATATCTATCACCAGACATACCCGTTCAGCTTATAGCTGTAAAACCTTTCGTATAGTGACCTGTAGATACCTACAGGTCATTATATGAAAGGAAGTTTTAAAACAGGGGGTACAATATGCAGAATAAATTAGTGTTTACAAGTGACTGCATCGAGATTCATTGCGAGCGCGGTGACGTTGAGACACAGAGACTAGCAAGTAAGCTGTATCCAATACACAGTAACCGTATCGGTACCCTGTTTAAAGTGTCACTCAGAAAGGCCCCAGAAGTACTTGCACTATTTAGACAACTTGATGTATTCAATATCGAGACAGCTCCGCCAAAAATACAGGTTCTTTTTGAAAAAGAGCACAGAGCAAGAATAGCAACAGATTCATTGCTTGCTGGTTTTACAGAAGAAAGTCCTGTAGTTACTACTAGTTTAACGCTTAAGCAGCATCAACAAGTAGCAAGAGAAGTGGCAAAAGTACGAGATAAGTTTGGTTTCTTTTATGATACTCGTACAGGTAAAACACCATTATCACTAGCTATAATGCGTGACGACATATTAGAGCATCCAGATCACAAATGGTTAGTTATATGCCCTCTAATATTAATAGAGAATGCCTGGTTAATTGATGCTAAAGACTTTATACCTGATGTGACGGTTATTAACTGTCACGCTAATACAAAGGAAAAAAGACTTAAAGCAATGCAGCAGCCCGGCAACATATACATAGCTAATACAGAGTCATTTGCAACATATAAAGAACAATATGAATCAATGGACTTTTATGGATGTATTGTAGATGAAAGCTCTGATATGAAAAGCCCTAGTAGTAAACAAAGTAAGGCATTAGTTGAGTTTGCTCATACTATGAAAAGGTGGTATTTATTATCTGGATCACCAGCACCTAATGGAGAGTATGAATATTACATGCAATTAGCGTCGATAGACAAGTATGGTGTACCACAAAGTTATTCACAGTTTGTAGGTTACTATTTTGTAGATATATCACATAATCCACAGTATCATAAGTATATAGTTAGACCGGATAGATTGGACGAGCTCAACAGAGTTCTAAGAAGCTATAGCTTTTATGTTGATAAGGAAGATGTGTTAACTACACCAGGTAGAACATTCCATGAAGTTATTTATGAGATGCCAAAGTCTGTAAAAGAGAAGTATGCTAAAATGAAAAATGAGCTTTACTTCGAACTACAGGGCGAGACAATTATTACAGCACCTAGTGCTGCGGCAAAGCTTAACAAGCTGAATCAAATAACGTCAGGATTTGTAATAGATACGCAAGCTGTAAAGGAGAATAAGTTTAATGAACAACAAAGGACTGAGACATACCTATTGGACTATGCAAGATTTGAACAATTGTTTGATCTTCTTAGAGCACAAGGGGATGAGCAGGTACTTATTTGGGCCAACTACAGAAAAGAGTTTGAGGTCATTAAAAAAGCTCTTGGAGACAGATGTTCCTGTGTATTCGGTGGTACATCCCTTCAGGAGAAAAATGAGGCAATTAAGGCCTTCAAGGCCGGCAATATTCAATATCTTATTGCTAATCCAGCTTCAGCAGATAAAGGCCTGACACTTACAAATTGTCACATCTGTATTTACTTTAGCTTAAACTGGTCATATGAATTATATAAGCAAAGTATGGAACGTATTTATGCAGACATTTCCAAGCAACCTAAACACTGTCATTACTATATTATAATGGCTAAAAGCTCTATAGACGTCATACTATATAGAGATGTATTACAAGGCAAAGCTGATGCAAGTTATGCTGTGTTAAACCATTTGAAAGGAAGTTTATGATGCATTTAAAGACTGTAAAAGTAACCAATCCTAATAATGTATTAGTGCAAATTCCTGGTTATGTAGTTTCGCAGTGGGGAGCGCAGCGCGGAGATACTTTGGAGGTAACGTACAATGAGGGATCTGTCCAAATTAAAATTAGACCTGATGTACAAAGAAGAAGCCCAGCTTCTTAAAAAGGCCACTGCTTGGTTGGATGCTCAACCTGATATAAAGGTTATGCGCATTTGCGATAGGTATGCTAAAGGCTACTCTGATTTATTTTTATGCGTAGGGGGTATATTTACCGTCTTAGAACTTAAGGATGATGAAGGCACTTCGACACCGCATCAAAATTTGTTTATAGCAGATGTACAGCGCCACGGCGGCATTGGTGGCGTATGTAAAACAATGGGAGAAATTATAAAGTATGTTGAGGAGGCTAGGGGTCAATGCAAGAAATTGATGACATAATAAAAAGTAACACAGGTTTAATTTACAAGCAGTTATCAAAGTATTATCTTGTAGGTAACCCTGACGCTGAAAGTGAAGCTTATTGGGCATTATACAGCGCCGCTAAAACATACAATGATTCTATGAATGTTTTATTTAGTACATATGCTACTTGTTGCATATACAATGCATTAGGTTGCTACGTTCGTTCATTGCATAGGAAACGTCAGTTAGAAATAGTTTCGTATAATGCAATAATATTCGATAATACAGAATACTCTGAAGTATTACCAGCAGATGAAACAACAGAGTCAACAGTGGTTAGAAAAGAAACTGTTAAGCTTACTAGACAAGCTATAGAAGATATTTTGAACAAAACATCTAATTGTAAGCATAAGCTCATTATACAAATATTTATTGCTAATGAGTACGATATAACTGCTACTGCTATTTCTAAACAGATTGGGGTATCACAATCATATGTTAGTCAAGCATTAGCAGAATTTAAGGCAAAGTTGAAAAAGAAAATGGAGGTATATTACAATGCTTGACTTGACGGGTATTATTACTAATGTAACTAATGCTAGTGGTAGTATAGATAAAACTAACATTTTATTACATCAAGTGAATAATAAGGCATTGAAAGCGGTACTTAAATTTATTTATGATCCATATAATAAGTGCTGTATTGGTAATAACAAGTTAGTGAAAGCGCTAAATAGAGTACAAGCAGGTAATGGAGTTACTGACCCGTTACAGGTTATAAAGTACCTTACACAAAACAATACTGGGTCAGATTTTGCTACTAATTATGCAGCAGGTTTCATTAGAAGTATTGATGAACTTTATAACGATGAGGCAGCTACAAAACTGGCAATATCTATTGTTACTCAAGATTTAAAGATGGGCATAGCTACAAAATCTTTAAACAACATTTTCGGAGATGACTTCATACCAACAGTTGGTTGCATGCTTGGTACATTATATGCAGACGTATCTAGACCAAATTGGCCCTGTATTATTACGGAAAAATTGGATGGTATACGTCGTATATTAATTAAGAAAAATGGTGTGGCCAAAATGTTCAGTAGGTCTGGACACGAAGATATCGGGTGCGTAGATATTCTTGCTGAAGCAAAGCATTTACCAGATAATTATGTATATGACGGTGAGCTGCTGGCAATTGGTACATTCAAAGATAATATTGAATGGCGTCAGGCTACTAGCAGTATTGCTAATAGTAAGGGTATTAAGCATGAGTTAACCTTTAATATCTTTGATATGATACCTGTTGATGAATTTTACGCAGGCCGTTCAAAACAAACTGCGCTAAGTCGCAAGATTTTACTTGGTATTAATCTTGGTGACGAATCTACACGCTTGCTAACACCTGACTATGCTACCTTGCTAATAGCTTATGACTTGGAATATAAGTTTGAGTTTATAAAGCCTGTACCTATTTTAGGCGTAGCAAATAACATGGATGAAGTAACACCAATTGTAGATGCTATTTGGAAAGTACACGGCGAAGGTGTTATGCTTAACTATGTACATGGCTTCTATGAAATTAAGCGTTCTAAGGACTTAATGAAAGTTAAGTTTTCTAAAGAAGTTGTACTGCACATTGTAGGTTTTTCAGAAGGTAATAATAGCTTGGAAGATAGCTTAGGCTCATTCTTTGTCGAGTACAAGGGTGCAACTGTTAAAGTAAGCGGACAGCTTACAAGAGAAAGACGGCAGGAAATATGGAATAACCAAAATGCATACTTAGGCAAAAAAATTGAAATAGAAACTTTTGGCGAGTCTAAAAATCAAGCTGGAGGCATTTCACTTAACTGTCCTATCTTTAAAAGATTTGTAGGGGAGGATGACTAATGATAATTGTAACTAGAATATTATTAATTACTCTTTTGTTTTGGTTCTTATTAGGCACCGTTGGCGCTAAGACTAATCTTGATAAAATACTTGATAGAATAATGGTATTGCTTATGTTAGCATTATTCATCTTAACAGGAGGTATTTTATTATGATACAAATAGCAATTGATGGTGCCAGTAAAAATAATGGTAAGCCAGGATGCATTGCAAGCGGCGGCGCTGCGATACGCGTTGATAAGGACTGGTATATAAGGTCGCACGTAGAACATGAATCTACAAGTCAGCGGGGTGAAATGCATGCCTTAAGAGAGGCATTGCAATTTTGCATAGATATTGAAACAACAGATGACATTCAGATAGTAACAGATTCTGAATATATATTTAATACCATAACAAAAGAATGGTATAAAGGCTGGGAAAGTCGAGGCTGGCGTACTTCTTTAGGTGATCCTGTTAAGAACAAAGAACTTTGGCAGCATATTATTAAGCTTTATAATGATTGCGCTACACCACCTTTGCTCTACCACATAAAGGGTCATATATTACCAGATGGTGGCGATTCAGTTATGAGACAACTCGGCGCTGAGGGGCCGAGTTGTGTATTTGAGTTATTTTATGACAAGTTCAGTTTATTTAGAAAGAGTAAACAAGAACAAATAATTAAGGCACAAGAGCTGTCATTAACAAACAATGGTTTCATGTTAGAGGAAGATATCTTCAGAACCTTTGTAGCTCTTAATAGTGTAGCTGACAGAATAGCTGTTCGCGCACTTATAGAACATATTTATTAATCAGGAGGATTAGTTATGAGCAAAGAAGAGAAAGTAATAGCAGAAGAAAAGGTGTTAGCACCTGAAGAAGACAAAGCATTTGAAAAAGAAACAACTGATGTTTCTACCAAGGTAGAGGCCCCTATGGGATTTGAGGATGAAGAATCCGGTGATATGATAATCCCTAGAGTTAAAGTTATTAATGCTTTAAGCCCTGAGAAAAAGGACAAAAAGGCCGAAGAAGGTGACATAATTAATTCGCTTACACTTGAGAAACTTAACGGTAAGAAATTCATTCCGATCTTTAAATTTAACAACAATATCCTGTGGAGGCCACGTAATGAAGGCGGTGGCATTATGTGTATAGCTAGAGACGGTAAGTGTGGTAAAGTGTCCGATGGTACAACGCTTATCTGCGCCGCGTGCCGTAAGAATGAGTTTGACAATACAAAAACCGGAACTGATGCACTGCCTAAATGTACTAAGTACATAAACTTCTTTGGTAAGTTTGAAGGTGATAATATGCCTATAGTACTTAGTTTTGCAAAGACTAACTATGCAGAGGGTAAAAAGTTATTTAGCCTTGCAAAGGTTACAATGCAGAATATGTGGCATTTTGGCTACTCTTTAAATTCCAAACTTTTAGCTAAGAATGGAAATGAATGGTACAATATGGTTACTGCGTCTGCAGGCCCCGTATCTGAAGAAGAAAGAGAATTTTGTAAAGCTTTGTATCAGCAGTTTAGATCTATGAATAACTTTAACTTTGATGTTGAAGAGACTACATCTGATATGCAGGCAGCACCTGTAGATACAAGTAATACAGAATATTAATAACTTGAGAGGGGTACGTCCATGAAGTGGCCGGACTATACAAATCGTATATTAGCTGAGATAGATGTAGAGAGCTACTATCTTAATGAGCTTAAAAATGTTCAACGTAATGGACACGAAATAAAAGCCGAATGCCCGTTTTTAGAACTACACGAAGGTAAGAAGGATGTAAACCCCTCTCTAACTGTGAACTTAACTAAAGGTGTATATTACTGTAATACTTGTCATTCAAAAGGAAATGTACATACTATGTATAGACATTTAAATGGCAAGCATAAAGAAGAAGCCTGGTTTGATTTAGGTGATGCTCTTGAAATACCAAGACCAGATGGATCAAAACCTACAAGACCCGAAATAGATACGGGTCTTGTATCTCACTATCATAGTAAGCTGATGAACTTAACAGGGCCTATAAGGGAAGTGTTAAGAGAGAGAAGAGGCTTAACTGATGAAACACTTAAGTCAGCACAGTTAGGGTGGGATGATGAAAGAGTAACAATCCCTGTATATAATGAGTATAATGAGCTTGTTAATTTTAGACGTTATAAATGGAACTCAGATGATGGAAAATATAAAGTAATAAACTACAACGATGAGTTTAATAATACCTATGGTGAAGTACGTATATTTGGTATTGATAAAGTTCTGGATGATTCTTTACCTTATATAATTTGGTCAGAAGGTGAAATGGATAAGTTAATATCTGATCAACATAACTTTCCTACAGCGTGCCCTACAAGTGGCGCGGGCACCTGGAAGCCAGAATGGACCAAGTTATTCAGACATAAGAAAAAAGTTTATTTAGCACAAGATAATGATGAAGCTGGTAAGATAGCTACAGCTAAATTAGCTGAGTTATTATATAGGGTTGTAGATGTATACGTTATTAATTGGCCAGAAGATTTCTTACTAAAGGGCGACATAACAGATTTTTATGTTACATGCGGTAAAACATCTGAAGATTTTCAAAAGCTACTAGATGAAGCTACTCTATATGTAAGTGATAGTGGCGAGCAACGAGTAGACGAAAAAGATGTTATTGATGTACATCTATCAGATAGTGCTTCAGCTGACTATTATGGTAAAAGATTAGGCATCCCTGTTATGGTTTCAGGAAAAGACAATACACCTTACGTGTGTCCTAAAACAATTAAGTGTAACTGTGGTGAAGGAGCCGACGGAGAGTCTAAGCGATGTGCTAGATGCAATCTTGCTTTAAATGGTGGCGAATTAATACATACGTTTGGTTCAGCGACCCGCGACTTAATGAAGCTTATAAGGTGTCGGGATGAGCAGCAATTATCAACTATCAAAGGTATATTAGGCATTAATCCAAAGTGTGAACAAGTAAAGATACAGATAACTGATTATATGTCTATGGAAGAATTAAGACTTATACCAAAAGCAGAAGCCAACTTTGGTTTTGCAATGGATCATGAATATGTAGTTCGTAATGGATTCTACATAGGTGATAGTTTAAAAACTAATAAAAGATATATGCTATACGGTAGTATGTATCCTGACCCACACAATCAATATTCTAATTATGTTTTTGATAAGGCTTTACCTGAAAAAGATCTTATAAGTGACTTCGAAGTAACAGAAGAAACATTAAGTTATCTACAATTGTTCCAGTGTAAGGAGGGACAAAGCATTGAAGACAAATTTAACGAAATTCACAGAGACCTCGAGCGTAATGTTACCTATGTATGGGAGCGGCGCGATGTCGCATTTGCGGTCGACCTCGTCTACCATACCGTACTTAATTTCTATTTCCAAGGGCAGTTTGTTAAAAGAGGTTGGGGTGAGCTACTCATCATTGGCGACTCTGGCCAAGCAAAAACGACCTTGGTCGAGAGGCTTATGCATCACTATGGACTGGGCGAAATGCACAGCGGCGAATCTTCTAAAAGAACCGGTCTTGTATACAACTTGCAGCAAAACAACAAGAGATGGTTTCTTGTATGGGGCGCTTACCCACTCAATGATGGAGGCTTGGTCACCATTGACGAACTCAGTGGTATTTCCGAAGACGATCTTGCAATCATGTCAGATGTTAGATCATCCGGTATCGCCAAAGTTACAGGTGTTATCACAGCTGAGACAACTGCTAGAACAAGAGCTATCTATATTAGTAATCCAAGAAATGGGCGACAGCTTAACTCAGAAACTTATGGCGTCAACGCTGTGCTTAAACTTTTCGGAAAAACAGAAGACGTACGCCGCCTCGACCTTGCCATGTCGGTGGCCTCGGGAGACATAGATGCTGATTTAATTAACAAAGATATAACAAAGATACCTGATGTACAACATATCTATACGCCAGAAGCTTGTAAGGCAAGAGTGTTATGGGCCTGGTCAAGAAGACCTGATGATGTTGTTTTTACTCCAGAAGCTACTCAGGCTATTCTATCTGAAGCAACTACTATGGGTAATAAGTACACAAGTAAAGTACCTATTGTAGAAGCGGCTGATCAGAGAATAAAAATAGCTAGGCTTGCCGTTGCTTGTGCTTGCTGCGTGGCATCTACAGATGATGGTGAACATATTATAGTTACCCCTGACCATGTAAAGTTTGTAGTTTCTTTTATGGACAAGATCTATAGCTCTAAGAGCTTTGGCTATGATAAGCTAAGTGAGCAGGAAAAATCTTCGTCAGATCAATCTGATGATAGCTTAAATAAGTTACGTATGCAGTTCTTAGCATTACCTGTTATAGACCTTAATGAAATGGCTAAGACACTATATCAACTTCCATACTTTAGTCGTGCAGCTTTAGAAGACTATACAGGCTTAGCAAGAGACGATCTAAAGCAACTGCTTAAGTTTATGACTACTAACTATCTTGTAGATAGAGTTAAAGGTGATTATAGACGACTACCATTAGGCACAGCGTTGCTTGAGGACCTTGTTAATAGGCCTGCTAAAAAAGAAGAAGTAGACGCAGCTAGAAAAGCTATTTATGGAAAGGATGAATATTAATGCCTAAAAGTTACGAAGAAATAACAGATTCTGATCCTGAAAGTTTATGTAAGTATTGCTTACAAACTGATAGAGGAGAGCATGCTTTTTCACAAACACCAAATGGCTACTGGGCCTGTGAAGGTCGTTGGTGCAAAGACGCTTATGAAACATACTTAGAAGAATATGAGGAGGAAGACAAAAATGAAGAGCACTAATAGTTGTGAAGACAACGAAGTAAGATTTTATCTACGTGCAGTTAAAGAGGCTATGGAAGTTACAAAGCCGTATAATGAGGATGATGTTGTACAAGCGCCTTTTATACCAAAGTATCTTATTACTGCGATTAAGTTACCTACAGGTGCTATTGAAGTAACTGTTAACAATGAAAACATTGGTGCAAAGATTGATTATATACTCGATGCTTACAATGATGATATGCAACTGAAAACCAATACAAACGTTGTTATGCAAAACATAATGATTGTATAACAGCGACACGGAGCCGTTTATCGTCAGCTATTAGCTGTATACGAGAGGAATGCAAGTATTTAGGAGCGGTAATCCTGGTAGGGGCGGCCAGGTATAGAAAGGGTATGTATGTTAACGAGAGATTTAATGGATAGACTACCTAACTGTAGATTAGTTTCTACAGTTAAACAAGAAGAAGATGAGGCAGCTTGGTTAGCAACACGAACCAAGGGTCTCGGGGGATCAGATGTTGGTGCCATATGTGGTGTAAGTCCCTTTACTTCTGCTAAACAAATTTACTTTAAAAAGACTGGACAGTATGAAGACTTACTTAATCCCGGCACCGCCTCAAAAGAGCGCATGCATTTTGGACATATGCTTGAACCCGTCGTTGCTAATGAGTATGCTCAACGAACAGGTAGCAAGTTAATAGATATGAATTGTACTGTATGCCATAAAGACTACCCATGGGCCTTGGCTAACATAGATAGGCTTATTGTAGAAGAAGTTATGGCAGAAAATGGTACTATAATTGATAAACCTATAGGTATACTGGAGTGTAAAACTACAGGTGAATATAATAACGAGGAGTGGGAAAATGGCGAAATACTTGGATCATATCTCTACCAACTCAACTGGTACCTATGGATACTTGGGTTGGAACACGGTGTATTTGCGTGTTTGGTTGGCGGCAACAAATTCTACCACTATGACGTCTACCGCGATGATTCTCTACTCACCAATACTATTATACCACAGTCAGAATATTTCTGGTACAAAAATGTATTAGAGCTTGTTGAGCCTGAGATGCAATCTGTAGATTCAGAATTTGTAAAAGCAATGCATCCTGATTGTGATCTTGGCTCAGAGATTACATTTCTTGAGGAGCATATTAATGGTCTTGTAGAAACAATTGTAGATTGTAAAGCAAAGATCAAGGAACTTAAGAAGATTCAGGATGAAGCAGAGAATAGGTTTAAGGATAAGCTCGGTAGACATGAGATAGGCTATACTCAGGACTATACTGTTAAGTGGTCGCCTCAAACGCAAATGAGGGTAGATACTGACTTGTTGAAGACGACATTTCCAGAGATATACGATAAAGTTAAAAAGCCTACCAAGTTTAGAAAAATGAGTATTAAAGGCGGCGCGCTATGACAAGCAATAGCTGCAAAGATTGCTTAAGATATTATGCATGTAACCATAAAGATTGCGTAGGCTTTGTATCATCTTACGGAACCGTTGACGACGACGGCAGATGCTCTAGTTTAACGCATTCAAATAAGGTACGATATGCTACAGGCGGTATAGTAAATAAAGATTTTTCTCTTGCTACACCTGAAGTAAGTAAAGAAACTTTTATTCCGTTAAACATTGTAAAGGCCCTTTATGTATGTGATCCAGATATGAATGTATCATGTACTAAACATGAGTGTAATACACCTAACAGCTTATGTAATCGCACTAAAAATATTAACTATAAGAAGGAGAACAGTGAAATGCACAACATGCTTGAAATGCAAAAAAATCTACAGAAGTTCTTGGGAACAGACTTTGAGGCAATGAATAATCAAGAGCGCGTTGCTTTTATTAAGGAGCATAGTATTCATTTAAATCAGGAAATTAATGAAGCACTTTATGAGCTA